CGACCAGCTGCGCTGATATTGTAAACATAATTTTCTACTTGAAAGCCATTCTTGAATAATCTGTTTTGTCCTTCTTTGTAACCAATACCGCCACGCACGTTGTCCTCGCTGTATTTAGGAAATGGTCGGTATGTAATGTCGGACGATATAGGCTTACTCCAGCCTGATAATACTTCTGTGTTGCTAGGTACATAACCTTTGGCTGTGGCTTCAACCTGTCGCATCAAAGGTGAGATAGCAGTTTTAATACGTGTGTACATATCCTCGTCTATAAAACTTAAACCTTTTTGGACATCATCTATGCCTATTACGCTTGCTGGCATTTTTGATCTCCTTTGCTCTATCGCTAAAGACCTGCACAATAGCCCTTAGCATCTCTGAGTCCATATTTATAAACTCACTAGGCGCGATCCCAGTCTCTACACTTAAAGCAGCCACTGTATAGAGAATGGAGTCACGCTGTATTATTTTTTTTCTTCGTCTAATACCTCTACAGTATCTAAGCTGTCTATAAACTCGATACCAAACACAGGTACAGTTACGTTAGCCCTACGTAAACACTCATGCGCTAACCAGTAAATCTCGGTCTGACGTTCATGCTCACGTAGGACTTTACTAATACCTGATCCGTACTTTAACTCAAAAGCGTACTCGACACCTGGCGTTATCTTATGCTCTGTGACTTCGCCATTAGCCCTTGTTATCTTTAGCTTTGCCATTATTGCTCCTTAATTAAGGTGTTACGTCAACTACTATAACTGAGTTACAAGTAAATGTAATGCTCTGTGTTGAGATGTCGCCAACAGCACCATTTAGGTCTTGGGTATTATTAACCAAAACTGTAGTCTGGTACTCTGGGTTTGTAGTGCTGATAGCACCTGAGTTGCGCTTAATTACTAGCGGCACTGTTGTACCCCATGCTGCTGCTAAAGTCGCTGTTACTGCGCCTGATCCAGATGCTGCATCATTGTTTAGTAGGTCTAGGGTAATTGTTGATGCTTCTAAGCCTTTAACAAACTTATGAGCTGTATCGCCCATAGCTGTAATTTCTAATTCGTCAAAACTGCGGTTAATAGTAACCCCTGTTACAAACGCTGAAATATCAACGCTGTTAAGAGTAACTACCGCACCATTTGATAAGAATACGGCCATTAGTCGTTCTCCTCTTCTTTTTTGTAAGCAGGTTTTTTAACCGCTGCTGGTGTTTCTTTAATCTGACCTGTCTTGGCCAGAAAGTTCTTTTCTTCTTCTGTTAATCCTTGATATGCCATTTTAACTCCAACTCGTTAGGATTGATACTGTAATCTCAGATACTAGCAAGTCACCACTAGCTGCGTTGACTATAGCAGGTGCTGAAATAGTAGATATGTTTAGCACCAAAGATGATGCGTTTAGTTTAGTTACTACTGCTAATATAAAATCTTCCATTCTTGCTAGGTTGCCTTGATTATCAAATGCTGGCGTGGTCATAAGAATCTTAAAGTTTGCTAATGGTGCAATACTTATGTAGTCATTATTGCTAGGTGTTAAATACGGATCACCAGGTGTAACTACTACGCTGTTAGCCAGTAATGTGGCTGGTGGAAATGAGAAGGTTGACCACACGCCTGCATTAGTTAAATCTGTTGCAAGTGTGCTGCGTAGTGTGGTGATTGCAGCTGGCATTAGCCCACCAGTGATGCTGGACTTGAATACGGCTGGATGAGACCACGCACTCGGTTAATCAGCTGATAACCCATCCGATAAGGGCTGGCAGAGATCCCATCCATACCGACCCCACCTGTCTGGCTGACTTGACGTGCTTGCCAGATGTCTACAGCCACGATCATCGCGGCCTCTCTTATGGCAGGGGTTGTCGCGTAAGATTGGGTCTTATGATCTGGGCCAGTGGCTACGCCATAAGGTACTACTTTGTGAAAAGTTTGATTAGATGCTGTCTTTGCATATTGCACAAATGAATATCCGCTTGGGTAATTATTTTGTCCGTATTGATACATAAATACTGGGATGAGGCTAGTTGTACCTGTGCTTGGCGGTATTGTGCCAGTAATTGTATATGTGCCATTAAATGTAGCACCACAGCCAGATACAGTTATTGATTGAGTTGCCACAAATGCGTTCGGATTAGCAAGCATAAGTGTTGCCACGTTATCTTGTAATGATGTGCCTACTACTGGTGCAGTGTTAAACCATAGGTATTGATTAACTAAATCTTGTGCTGATTGGCAGCATTCTTCAACTGTTGCGGATGTATAAAGTGTGCCAATACCTAAATTACTGCGTAACTCTGATTCGGTTACATAACTAGCTGGCATCTTTACTCCTTGTCTAAAAAAGCTCCCCTAGGGCTAGGGCTACTAAACCCCAGGGGATTATTACTAAATGGGTCTTATCAGGTCTTCTTGTACTTTAAGATTCCGTTAGGCATCTTGGCAAGTGTTGCCATGTATCCGTAAATTGCAACCTGCACCTGTAGATTTGATACTACGTTTACAGACATGAAGTTTTGTGCTGAGCGATAAACTGTAAATGCTTCTGGTGCAAGGATAACAGCAGAATCATCATCAAATGTAGTAGCTGTAAAGTTCTTATCTACATATAGATCAAGTCCAAGCACTGATCCTCTAATTGATTGTGGACCAACTTGACCAGCAGCGTTCATAGGTTGTAGCGCATTAAATATTGGACGCTTTGTTGAATCTTGTGCACCAATTAACGCACCCCATTGTGCTGGGTTAGCGATGTAATTCTGTGCAAAGTAACCTGTGTTTTTATAGATTTCACGTGCGCCTTCTGTAGTGTATGCAACGATACCATCTGTATCAGCAGTTGTATTTGTGCCGTTCATACCAGCTGCAAGGATTGCAGTTAGTACTGTGGTATCAAGTGTCTTCAAATAGGCTAGAGAAAGTTGATTAGTTAATTCCTCATAGAAGCCAGGATAGCCTGCTCTTTCTAGAAGCTCTATTGATAGCGTATTCATGCCACTGTACTTAGATACAGTTGCTGATAAATAATTTGTTTCCATTCCTGTCGCTGCTACTGCGCCGCCTTCGGCTTCTACAGTTACAGTTGGTGCAACACCTGTTCCGCCACCTGAGCTAGTTACAAGTGATGGCACGTTAATAGTCATGCCGTTTGGTGGTAATACACCTTGTGAACATGCGTCAATAGCTGGTGTGCCAAAGCGTGTGTTAGTCACAAACTCGGCTAGATATTGTGTTGGATTAAATGCGCCGTTATTTGAGAACGCATCATCGGCAGCTGTTACATATAGCTTTGAATCGTCATTACCTAGTGCAGCCTTGATCTTATGCTCTGTGTAAGCAGCCATAGATGTAATTGGCGTACGAATAGTTGTTTGGATAAGTGGTGCTGTAATTGTTGGGCGTGCGGCTTCTACTGTAGGAGTAGCAGCCTCTGCCTTTGCTTCTTGTGGTGCTGTTGCTAAATCTTCCACAGGAGTCTCGCTTTCTTTTATTGGATTGGTGTCCTCTGCTTCGTTTTCACTAGCAGCAACTTTAGTTACCTGAGCGTTACTAAACGCTGGGCTTTCGACTAGGCTCACCTCTTTTAAGGTTGCGCTAGTTACATATAAATAATCTTTTTTCTGTACAGACTTGTTTACGTCTACGCCTACAGATAGGCCGTCTATTAACTGCTCACTTGCAAGCACTAAAGCATCTTGGCCTTGCATGCTGGCGCTAATCTTAAAGCTAGCGTAAATGCCATCTTCTGCCTGATTAAACTTTTGCATTCTGCCTATTGGCTTTTCTGCGCTGTGTTGCATAAGCATTTTGATCTTGCCAGGGTCGCCTATCTCTATTGATCCTTTAGCAAATACGACTTTGCCTACAGAAGTATTACCTACTTCTTCAAACGGCACGATTTTGCCTGCTATAACTCTGCGCTCATTATCTGCGCTTTCTATCTGACTACTGAATGTAAGTAGCATTGTCGCTCTCATTTCCGTTTGGTGTTAGGTCTTCCATTTCCTTTGCTTGATCTAGATCTATAAGTCCTAGCGTTAGCATCTTTTCTATTGTCTCTAATCTTGCTTTGTCGTCTGATCTTAGGAAAGTCTCACTAATGTTAAAACGCACAATATGGCCAGCAGCTGTTATATCGTTCATACTTAGGCGATCTTCTATGGCACAAATATAAGGCTGTAATGAATAGGCTACAAACTCTTTACGACCATCAATTATATTCTGATAAGTCATGCTGTTATTCATATCTGCACTTATGTAATATGCAGGTAC